TTAAATTGCAAGTTTGGTCCATTCCTTCCCGCGATCGTCGTTGTATCTGTCAGTGGTTGACTGTGTTTTATGGCCCAGCAAAATTTTCGTATCGATCCCCTGGGCGCGGTAAAGTCTTTCGGACAATGAACGCTGTTCGTGAAACGTTGTTGGTGTTTTTCCTGCAGGCGGTACGATACCGGCTGCATCACGTGCCGCGGCAAACTCTTTAGAAACCAAAATCAGATTCACAGGTTTTGCCTTAGTTTTCATCTTCCCGTGCAATAGGTAGGGGCTGACAAACCTATCCCTACATTTCCGTATTACATCCTCCAGCGATAAGCCAATGGCTTCACAACGGAGGTTCAGCGGCAACGCAATACGGGCCCCCGTTTTGCTTTGCTCGATGTGCAGATAGCCGTCCTTAATGTCTGAAAATTTCATGTTCGCAATATCTTCCCGGCGCTGACCAGTGACTAAGGCAAGCAGCATTGCTTTATGCGAGTACCGATCCTCGGGTATTTGCGCCAGTATTTTTTTCCATTCGTCCAGAGAGAGGCGCGCACGTGTAACCTTCACCGAAGGTTTTTTTGTTGCTGCTGGTGGATTCCATCCAGGAGGGACCTCTCCGGCATGTTGTGCTTCTGTGAAAATATCCACCCACACCACCCTGTTGCAGAGGGCGCTGCTGGCATGTCCTGCATCCAGATATTCATCCAATAACACGGCAAAATCCTTTACCTCCAAACTCTTCATTGGCCGGGAACCAAGCCGCCTGGAAAGCAACTCTGCCATGCGTTTTTTTTCTTTAAAGCGTTTCAGCGATAGCGATCCGGCATCCAGGCTTTGTTTCTGAATCTTCAAATATCGTTCTATCCATGCTTTGAGGCTGATCCCGCGCTGTGCTGCTGCTTTTGGACTATCATCAATTTGGCGCAAATAGTGCTCGGCTTCTGCTGCTGCAATTCTCTGATTTGCCGTTGTGGCTATTTTTTCCGCTTTCTCTCTGTCTGTTCCCAGGCCGTGGAACTTACCCGTTAAAGGGTTTTTATACTGGTAGTAGGTTTTTGCTGTGCGACGATCAAACCGGGCATACAGCCCGGAAATTGATACATTATTTTTTCGTGGCCTTGGTGACATCGCTCAGGATCTCCCGCAAAATTTCGTCATCGTCACTGTGAATTTCTGGTTCGACTCCCGTCGCGCCTGGTCCGATATAAATTGCCTGTTCGTCTATACACCAACGATTTCCAATTTTAATCGGCCTCGGTTGTATGTATCCCAGTTTCCCGTGTTTCACCAGGCATGTGATTGTTATGGGGAAGTGCAATCTGCGAGCTTTCCAGTCCCGCAGCGATATCAGACTTTGTTCACTCATAGCTATCACTCTCGATAGCCAGCTGCGATCATACGTGCTGCAGCTGGCGGATATTGAATCTCACGAATCAGCCAACCCTGGCAGGCGGCGAAGATGACGGGCTCTGATCATGGCCGTCGCCACATAACTACGGCTCCGGTTGACGACTTCGACTGTCACTTTCTGTTCGCCGACACGCACTGTGTAAATCGTCTGGGTGTAGCGACGCCCATGTTCGCCATATTTTTCCAAATGGCATTTGAGCGCGGCGGCGCATGCTGGCCCGCCGATACTGTCTCCCTTGCTACGGTTAATCAGGCGCACAGGAGGCTTCCTGGTGATTTATAACGCTGCGGGCAAGTCCGGCGGCCATAGCCGGTAATTCGTCATACTGGTTGCTAAATGCCGGGTTGGAACATAAGCCCTGCAGCGCTGCAATGGTCAGCTGTTGCAGGTAGGTAACCGACGATTGCTGAACGTTTGTTTCTGGTGCTGCCATGGGCTCGGCTTTAGGTTTTGCCATGACTGATGGATTATCGAGTACAACCTGTTTTGGTGGTTCCGGGCGGCGGTATTCAACAATCGCATCGAGGGCAATTTTTTGGCGCACACTGATATCGTCGGACCAGCTATCCAGCATCGTGGTTGCCACGTCGTGGATTTCCTCGTCGGAGAACTCTGGAGACAGGCAGAATTCCGTGGTTGTGATATCTGCCAGTAGAAGCGGGATAACATCAGAAACCCGCAGGCCGGTGCATGCCACCACGCCCTCTGCCTCTTCTTTCCCCATGATGTCGGCGCGTCCCGAAATAAGGTCATTAAGAGCATGCAAAATCGCAAAGTCGCGATCATTTGGTACTGGTGGCACTTCCTGTTTTTCGACTTCATTTGAGGAGGGGGTATTTATCAGAGCATCAACAGAGAAGACGCCGCCGCCCAGGTTCTCCACTCGTGGCTGTTCACTTGCTTGCTTTTCAGAGACTGAACTCTGAGCGAATGCATCGTTGAGTTCTTTGTCGAGCTGCGCAGCTTTTGCCGGGCAAACTGCTGGTAGATCAGTTTTGACCGGTACAGTCGATTCGGTTTCATCATTTTCTTTTTTCTCAGCATTAGTACGAGGTTTAGGGCGGCAGGCTATATCAACCGTTTTCTGGTCAGGGTTCGCATGGTCACGTTCAACCAGCTCGCGATTGATGTATTCACGCAAGGCAACAGGATCCATCCAAATGTCCTCCGGAGCGGATTTAATCAGGGCGATAATGGCCGCACGGGAATAGTCCAGAATGCCTGGGGTGCTGCGCAGTTTTTTCCACCACGCTGTGAAACGGGTGTCCTGTTCTGCTTCGGCCATGGCTTTCGCTGGAATCATGTATTTATTCGGGATCCAGTAAATGTCGATCTCGTCGTACATGCTCAGAATGGCAACAGCCACTTCGATACGCAGCGTAGAGAGGTTATGAACCAGATCCGGGCTGCGGTCTGTCTTGTTACCACCGCCCAGCGTGGAGCCGGTGTCTGTAAGGTTTTCTTCTGTGGTGGTAGACAGAGGACGCTTATCAACTGGTGTGTCGATCCATTTAGCGATCTGCTTTTTAATGTCCGGCCACTGTGCAGATTCTTTGATGTTCTCACGTAACCAGGAGAGTAATTGCGCCTGGCGTTCCGGCGCCAGTTCAAGCGCGCGTCGCTCTTTTGCCAGTGCTTCTGCAAGCTCGCGGGCAAAGCTGGGTTCATCGTCATTCTTCAAATCGACGATCTGGCCATACTGCGCTGTAGTGATTCCCGGGACCGGGCCGAACAGTGCCAGACAAGCCGCACGGGATGCCTGGTCGAGCTGCGCAACGATTTTAATTTCTTCCAGAGTCTGGTTGTCCTCCCATTCTTCCTTTACATCAGCTTCTGGCTGTGGCGCCGCAGCTGGTTCACCAGCATTCACATTCCATACGGCCACACTGTCGAAAAACTCAGATGAGAAGACGTCAAAATCAGGGCAGGGAAGACCTTCGCGGTGCTCCCAGATTTTCACCTTGAAGTAATCATCAATATGTTCAGGATGTTCTGCCGCCAGCTTGCCGAAAATAACGGCTTCAGCGATGGCTTTTGTGGCCGCATTAACTGCGGTGGCAAGTGGTTTTAAATCGGGATGTTTTTTTAATGCTTTATCTTTTGGGAAGTAAGCACCACCAAATAATTTTAACTCAACAGACATAATAACCTCGTTTAATATTTGAAAAATGATGTTGAATGAAATGTCCTGCGGATGCCGCGTTTTACCTTTCTTAAAGCGTCACGCTTTTCTCTTTTTTCATTGCATTGCTTACATAAATAAATCGTCCGCTTAAATGGATATATGTCTGTTTTCCTTTCGTGCATTTCCGGTTTTTTATATTCGTGGCAGCAAACAGCGCAATGACAAATGATGTCGTCCATATCAATTGAGTTGTTGGCGCTTATGGTCGTAATAGGACATGCCACAAGAGTTCCGCGCTTCTGCGAACTTCACAGACAGCAAGCTAATATGTTTAACAGCGCAGGCTGGGCAATCGAACTCCCCGAGTACGTAGCCACCATCAATCACAACGGTAACAGGGCCAGAGGATGACAAATGAACCACGCCTGAAATAGCACCGTTAACATTAAAGGTTGCAAGATCTTTATTTACGATTGCTAGGCTCAATTCTACGGTGGTAATAGTTGCTTTCATTTTATGATCCTTAATTTAAGGTGTGAAAATCCCTGCCGTGTAAGGCACGTTTTTTATCGTGTATAATTAAATGACAGTCAGGTTGTTGCGTTTATATCGACGCTATTAACCTTCAGGGTTCAGGGTTGCCTTTTTGAGCCAGCAAATAACAAAGTTGTCGAAGTTTTATTTCAAACCAGTTAAGGCGGACTGCCTGTTGCCGTGATGGTTGACGATTAAAGTCTGTCATAATGAATCCTCTATGAAGGTTATTAACAGCCATCTACAATATTCGATTGCTCACAACTGGAAGCACACTCCTCCAGCTAACAAACCAATCCCCATTAGTGAAAGGGTGGAATGCGCTTCCATATTGTGCGCCTGTCTTTTAACCACATCAGGCTCGGTGGTATGCTGGAGTTCTCACACAGCCAGCAAGGAAACTTACATGCGCGGAGTCGTAGTACATCATGAGCACCGCATTGGTTACATCGTTATCCGTGACCAAATCGGAGAATTCACAGTCGCTGAGTTGCTCGGTGGGTATGATGTTGAAAGGGGTCACGTCATTACCGGCAATCTTCACAGCCTTGGCAGTGAAACTTTTTACAATGAGACGGAGAGTGAAGAGCTCGATGTCATTGTTCAGAATCACGGCATGTCTGAGCAGCAGTCGATTCAGATGCTCCGAAATACTCGCTAATCCATTTGCGAAATAGAGCGCAGCTTTTCAGCGTTGCGTTGCAGTATTCAACGGAGATCACATTACCTTGTGTTAAGTGAGGTTTAATCTCTTCGTTTATCTGCAACCCTCGCTTGGCTGCCAGCTCCAGGCGCGCAATCTTTTCTAAAAGCGCTTCTAACTTCTCATCCATCGGTGTTCTCCACTTCACACTGGGGAATCATCCCGGTCTCCATTTTCCCCGGGCGGCTACTTCGTGGGCATCCTGCCTGTTCGCTTTGTTCACCCTTATCGCCGGGTAGGCGGAACGTTTACTGATTACTGCGTGTTTAGTTGGCTTAAGTTTATAAACAAATAAACCGTTATGTAAAGTTTATAGTAAACAAAAAGGCGAGAAAAATTGGAAGTGGTTGTATTGGAAGAAAAAAAGACCGCTACAGGCGGTCTTTGGGGGAGTTAGTCGATCTCTAGGTCTTTCAGCATCTGAAGGATTTCTTGTTTGGACTTACCTTTCAGCCTTGCCTTGAGCTCGTTGTCTATAGAGTTTACTTGGGCCCTGAGGTTTACCATGTGCTGCTCTTTTTCCCATTCAGCAAGGCTGTCGAAAAGGTCAAGCAATTCTTCATGGCGCGCGTCAAACGGGCGAGGGGATTTAATCTCTTCACCCATGGGTTCTTCATCAAGATAACCAGGAGCCATGCCGTAATCACGTTCAATACGGCGCGCAGCTCTCTCGCCGAACGACGCTTTGCCGTTGATCAGCTGTGAAAGGTAGCTCTTCTCTTTCTCCGGCAAGGTTCTGCTGGAAAACCATGCCGCTAGGCGCTTGCGCCTGATTTCTTTTGTGTCCATGCAGTCATTTTGATTAGTAATTTCTAAACAAGCAAAAACTTGACATAAATGTTTAGTGGTTTATAAACTTACAACTCAACACACAGGAGCGATTATGCAACTCAATGACTTTTTAAAAGCTGGTGGGCCAAAGATCCGCAAGGAGCTGGAGCAACACCTCGGGATATCGAAATCTTACCTCTCCCAACTTGCAACGGGGCGGGCTGCTATTTCGCCAAGCCGCTGCATCGTTATCGAGGCTTTCACCAATGGAGAGGTTTCTCGTTCTGATTTGCGTCCAGGCGATTGGGCCGAAATTTGGCCTGACTACGAGCCAAAAAATAGCACGACAAAGCAGAAGGATACTGACTGATGGAAATCAAAAAAATTGCATGTGAGCTTGAGTCCTGGGCGCAGGAAAAGGGATGGAAGACGGTGACGCAGCTGATAACCCTGCATCACTTTGGCGATCTGCTTCAGTCACTGGATGACGTTTCGGATCCGGACGAGTACGCGCGCCGGCTGCACAACAACAAGCAGATTATTCAGCGTGCGTTCCGCAACGATACACCTAACTACCTGAAACAGGCGGAAGCGCTGAGCTATGCCATTCGTACCGCTATTGATAACGAACTGGCGCAGAAGGAATGCATGCACTACCGGGCGGCCAGGGTTAACAAAGAGTGTATCGAAGCCACCAATGCGGTCTTCACAGGCAAGCCGCAACCGGTAATCCGCCGCGAGACTCTGGAAGCTATCGACGCGCTGGCGCAGATGGTCGGCGTCAAAGTGAAGCTGGTTTCAGCTTGTTCAAACGTAGCCTAGTTCAGTTGTATCGAGGTGTTCTATGAGCATGGAACTGATGGTTCAGGCGATGAAGGTCAAGGTAGGAAACCCGCTTCGTAAGCTGGTCCTGCTTAAGCTGGCCGATAACGCAAGTGACCAGGGCGAATGCTGGCCGAGCTATCAGCATATCGCTGATCAGTGTGAGATTAGCCGTCGTTCTGTCATGAATCATGTTGCCGCGCTTTGCGAGTCTGGACTGATGCGAAAAGAGACCAGATCGGGGCCGAAAGGCAATGGCAGCAATTTCTACCGACTAACCCTGAGCGGTGCAAATACCAGTGCGAGGGTAGTGCAGGATATTCACCAGGATGGTGAAGCAAATTCACCATGGGCTGGTGCAGGAAATTCACCAGATGGTGCAGCTCGTTCACCAGGGGATAGTGAAGGAGATTCACCCAGAATCAGTCACTCTTCTGAACCAGTCAAAGAACCAGAAAATAATTCTCGTCCGGATGCTTCGCAGTCCGACGGGAAGATATCAAAAGCAGAATTTATAAATCGTCACCCGGAAGCAGTGGTTTGTTGCCCTGCGAAACGCCAGTGGGGTAGCCAGGAAGATTTGACCTGTGCGCAATGGATTTGGAAGCGCGTGCTGAAACTCTACGAGGAGGCCGCAACCTTTGACGGAGAGATCGTTCGTCCGAAAGAGCCGAATTGGACGGTCTGGGCGAATGACGTTCGTCTGATGCGCACCATTGATGGCCGTAGCCACAAGCAAATTTGTGAAATGTTCAAGCGCGTTCAGAGCGATACGTTTTGGGTTCGCCAGGTTAAATGCCCGGCCAAACTCCGCGAAAAATGGGATGACCTGATTATCCGCCTGTCGGCACCGGGCACAGGGCATCACCAGGCTGGTGGACGGGATATCAATCAGATCTCCCGTCCAGATAACACTGTTCCGCCAGGATTCAGGGGGTAAGCATGCAAAACGCAGGTTCGATTCTCGATCGCCTTCGCCGTGTGATTCCGGCAGGCATTGAACCCAAATTCAAAAACGCAGCTGAGCTGATGGCCTGGCAGCGCGAAGAAGGGCAAAAGCGCGCAGCGGAGATCGACAAGATCAACCAGCAGGCGCGGGCAGAGAAAATTTTCGGGCGATCCGGAATCCAGAACCTGCACCGTAGCTGCAGCTTCGCGAATTACACGGTCGAGGGCGACGGCCAGCGGCATGCTCTGAGTATGGCAAAGAGCTATGCGCAAAATTTTGGTACCGGGTTCGCCAGTTTCGTTTTCACCGGAAAGCCTGGTACCGGGAAAAACCACCTTTCAGCGGCGATCGGAAATTATCTGCTGAAACAGGGCCGAACGGTTTTGATTGTGACGGTGCCGGATCTGACCCTGCGCGCCCGGGCCTGCTACGACGAAGGGCAGTCTGAAGCCGCGCTGCTGGACGACCTCTGCAAAGTGGATCTGCTGGTGCTCGACGAAGTCGGCATTCAGCGCGACAGCCGCGGTGAGAAAGTTTTATTGAACCAGATTATAGATCGCCGCCTGGCCGCAATGCGCCCGGTTGGCGTTCTGACCAACCTGAATTACGACGCGCTGGTAGAAACCCTGGGTGAAAGGGTTGTTGATCGCCTGCGTATGGATAACGGCATTTGGGTGAACTTTGACTGGGAGAGCTATCGCGGAAACGTTAGCCACCTGAGATCTGTTAAGTGATTTTTGAGGAGAAAATTATGGAATCAGTAATCGACGCACTGAAAGCAATGGGTAAAGCAACCTACCTCGATGTAGCAGCCCGCCTGGATATCGAGCCCGTAGAGGCACTGAAAATGCTTCGCGAGCAGAAGGAAGAGGGGTTGTGCGATTTCTGCGATGGATCATGGTCGGTGGGTACCGCGAAAGAGCATACGCCGAAGCGTATCAGACCCAAGCAGCCATCGCCGCTTGTGGAAAGGGTGCTGTCAGCAATGCAGGGCCAGGGAGCCATGACCGCTAATCAGGTCGCAGAAAAGCTGGGTAAAGGTTCGCGAGCCCTGAATGCATCGCTGGGTGCAATGTGCAAGGACGGTCTGGTTCTGCGCCATGTGGACGGTAAAAACATCACCTGGAGCCTGGCGGGTGAAGCGGCAATACAGCCAGAGCAGCATGAGCCCGCAGCAGCGGAAGCCAAGGCCGCACCGGCTCAGGAAAGCAAAAAGCTGGAGGAAATTATTGGAGATATCCCTGCTTTCGCCAGCCGTCCGGATGATCTGATTATTCCATCATCGCGCTATATCTCGACTGAAATCCGACGCACGAAAGCGAAGCTGGCTAACCTGCAGCGTCTGCAAGGAGCCGTTCGCGAGCTGCGCCGCCACAAACATCTGCTGCAGGGGCTGAGAAATGACTGATTTACCGAAATGCCCTCAATGCGGCATGGCTCCTTCACTGAGAGTTCGCAGCAGGGGAATGAACTGGGGTTCGGCAGAGGTCCGCTGTTCTAACGGTTGCCCTGGCGTCCGGGCGGGATTTTCGTTCCCGCCTGATGGAGAGACAGCGGCTCGGCAGAGGCTTCAAGGAAAATGGCGAAAGCTGGTAGGAGGGTTTAACGATGCCAAGACCAAAAACGCATGAAGAGCTCACAGTGATAATTAATAGGATTGTCGAGCTGGTGAAAGAGCAAGTGCGCATTACAACGAATGACGTCGTTAAGATGTTTGATCTGAAGCGTTTTTCGCACTAAATCAACGCTTAAACCTCAATTTTGCTGGCGCATGCATTATTAATACTTTAACCATTAACCTTAGTTTGAAGGTAGAATTACCACGACTTTTAACTCCTTGCGAAGGATCGAACATGCTAGAACGTAAAAAACAAAACGAACAATTGACTCTCGCCTTAGCGAAGTTGAGCACACATATTTCTTTTAATTCTAAACAATCTATGTTTGACAATAACAGGGTGATGGAGACGATTCTTCCAACCTTACTAAACCAGTTATATGGCTATGCACTGATGGATCTAAATACGATTAAGCATAACCATCCTGCAATAGATTTGGGGGATGCTTTCAAACGTCTAGCAGTACAAATTACATCTGATGGTAGCAAGGATAAGATGGTTACCACATTGGATAAATTCAAAGCGCATGGCCTAGATAAAAATTACGACACGATTTGGTTTTTAATCATTTCAAATGCGCAAAAATGTGAGTTTACACGCAAGGGATTTAATATCAGTGTTAAGAATCTCGCTGATATTGCCCAAGACATTTGCCAGTTGCCGAAGGAGCGATTTGAACCGATTTTTGCTTTCTGCAAAAACCAATTCAAAGACTATTTCCAAGAAAATAGTGTAAGTGTACTAGCTCCAGCTGTAGTTTCTTCCAGTAATCCAGCAGAGACCATAACTAACTTTTTAACTGCAAACGATCTGGTTGACTTGTCACCATGGCAAACAAATGCAACTCACGAAGATATACGCAATGACTTAATAGACTTGAAACAGCGACTATCAGAGTTGAACGACGATCAGCGTTGGTTTATCTACCAAGTTATGAAATGGTCTATTGAGCATCAGAACATGCCTGAATACTGTATGGTTCCTCTTTCTGTTATTAAATCAGGAAAAAATAGGGCCGACCAGGAAGTTGTGCGAACTACAGTCGAATCTCTTGAAAGTATCAAGATGGCGTACTACGTTGAAGAAAGCTATGAATTAAAAACGAATGCCTTTTCAGTGCATTTTGTAAATAATGAACATATAGAAGAATTCGATTACTTTTCGGCAATTGCGACGTTCTTGAAAAAAACAGAGCAGAAAGATCTTCTTGACCGTATAGTTGTCCATTGCGACTTCTCAGTTATCGACTAAACCTGCAGGCCTAGAAACCCAGTCGTGGCCGCTTCCCGTCCACTGAACATCACATATCTAGTGTCTTTCAGATTGACTAAATCCTCACATGATTATACTGTTTATATGTACAGTGTTTCATGTGGGGTTCCATTATGGGCTTTTCATCTCCAGCAACAGACTACGCAAAGCTGACATTCACTTTCACCAGTCTTCGCGGCTATGACGGCAACTTCCGAACCATCGAAACATCAGCCGGGTACGCAATTATAAACGTTGCCAGAAAGCCGGAACGGGTGACTTAGTCATGGTTTTGTTCCGTGGCCGTCTGGACTTAGTAAAAGTTCAAGGGAAAGCGCTGATAACTCAGGATGGAGAGGCTATTGAGGGCGATGCGCTGGATGATGCAACCGTTATGGGAGTGGTGACGCACCTCCTGAATCGTGTGACTGATACTGACAGGCGGCCTGTGATTTAAAAAATCTGATCTGATTCCTGTGTATTAAAGCCGATCGGTTAGAGAGAACAATTTCGTCGAATTGCTCTCTCTAACCTATAAGACGTCTGGTTAGCGGAACCTTTAATTGAAATAGTGCGCAGGGAGATCAAGGACAACCACCGAAAGGGGAAACCATTTTTAGGGAAGTGCCCATGAAATTAAATGAATTTGCCGCGAGTTTAACCAAAGACGGATTACTTGTTTTGAATCTGTCCGATGGTGAAATAACAGACTACCTCGTTACCAATAACGCTTTACGCACGTTGATTCGCCGGGAAGGTAATCGAATTTCAGCGCGGGTCCTCAGTGATGATGAGCGGATAATCAACCTTAAGTCCCTGCCAGAAGCACTTAAGGTTCTCAAGCCGTAATTGTTGATTTATAATAATCAAACGGGCTGAACACCCACTGATTACTGCGCCAACCTGAGGAATCAAAATGGCGCAGAGAATTACCCTAAACAATTCTTACCGCTCGTCTGTGTGCGGTGTTTCTGCTTATGCTGGTGGTCCGGCATGAAGAAAGCAGATAGCCTCCATCTTTCGCGTGTGGCCGCACTGGGCTGCATCGTGTGCAGAAACCAGAACCTGGGCGAGACGCCCGCGGAAATTCACCATATCCGAACCGGGCAGGGCACAAGCCAGCGCGCTGACCATCGAAAATCAATTCCCCTGTGTCATATGCATCATCGCAACGGCGGTTATGGTGTGGCGATTCATGCTGGCCGCCGCACCTGGGAAATGAAGCACGGCACAGAAGCTGAGCTGCTGGTGCAGGTGCTCTATCTGCTGGGCGAGGGCGCCCATGCCTAAATACATCATCACCCCTGTAGGAAAACCCCGCATGACCCGCGCTGATAAGTGGAAGCAGCGCCCGCCGGTGATGCGCTATCGCATGTTTTGCGATGAAGTCCGCCTTCATGGAATCCAGGTGCCGGAGAACGGCGCCCATATCACCTTCGTTTTACCGATGCCGCAGAGCTGGAGCAAGAAAAAGCGAGCGTCTATGGACGGCCAGCCCCACCAGCAAAAGCCCGATCTGGACAACTTAACAAAATCTCTGTTGGACGCCTTGTTTGAGGATGACTCCCACATTTGGGACGCCCGGACATCAAAAGTATGGGGCGAAACCGGAATGATAATTATCGAAAATATTGGAGAGAAAAATGCGTGATATGTATGAGGTAATGGACCGCTGGGGGGCCTGGGCTGCAGCTGATAGCAGTGGAGTAGACTGGCAACCAATAGCTGCCGGGTTTAAGGGGCTGCTACCTCATGGTAAAAAAACTCGAATTCAGTGTGATGATGATGAGGGGATTAGAATCGACGGGTGTGTTGCGCGGCTTCGCAAATTTATGGCTTCTGAACACGAACTGGTGATCGCTCACTTTGTGATTGGTATCTCTCTGAGAGCGATTGCGAAGAAACGGAAATGCTCGGATGGCACGATCCGGAAAGAACTACAAACAGCCCTTGGGTTCATAGAAGGCACATATTCTATGCTTAAAGAGCTAGGGGCGTAAGCCCCTATAAAGCTACTGCTGCGAACTTAACTTCTACAACTGGGCTTGGGGTCAGACAATTGTTTATAGCTACTATCCCAAACTTGTTGTTGCGGTTGGAAAAAGACACTGAGCTATTCATTTTTTTTAGGATTTTCAATGCCTCTGAGGTTTTTGATGAAGTTTTATCTTGGTCATCATTACTTTTAGGCAACGAAGTGCAATACAATGCAGACGATTTAGACTTATATAGATCGATCATATCTTGTCGTGGGAGAGCAGATTTATCGTATGTAGTCATAACAGATATAGGTCTTTCTCTGATTAGTTTCTCCCACGTATCTTCATGGTAACCAGTTCTAGACCCATGGTGAGGTAATTTGAATAGACCAGCTAAGTTTGGCTCAGGTCTGCTAATTGCATTACAAACTGAATCCCATCCAGAGTTTTTGCTCACTTCAAGGTCTGCACCCAATAGAATCTCATTATTAGTTGAGGTCGGGGAGAATACTCTTGTTACAACACAATAATGATTTGGGTTTACCAACTTCGCCGAAGTGGCAATTTCGCTGAAGTTAGATGATATTTTGGTTGAATTCGCAAAATCAAGATTCGAATTTGTTATATCTACATCACTCGGTGAGAGTGAATAGACTTGGACACTGGCATGACTACGATAAAGAGTGCAATCTTTTTTCGCGTGAACTAATCGATCATCCTTATGCAAAGCTGGGAAAAGAGACATTACCTTATTAATCTCTTTTGTTTTAGCCATTTCCTCGCCATTTTTACTTAAAGCTGCTATATAGCTTCGAAACTCTTGGGTATTTAAAGCAGCACTAATAACTACTTTAGATTCAGAACAGTTTTGGATAATGTCATAGATGCCTTTGATGTGATCGTCGTGAAAATGACTAATAATTATTAGTTTCACTTCTTTAGGATCTATGCCGCGAGAAAGTAAATAATCGAGAGCAGCCGGTTTTTTATCGTCATTCAAACATGAGTCAATTATCATCCATTCTTCTAAACCTAGGCGAACTGCGATTGATTCACCTATCCCTTTACCAAAAATAACTGTTTCACATGCAAACTGTTGAACCGTGGACACCTACATTCACCATATTATTTATATGTTTTTCAGAGAGTTATGCCCAAAAACGCGCCTGAGTCTAAATTCAGAGACTCTTTTCTCCTGACCGAGCAAGGTTCTTTCAACTCCAACATACCAATAGAAAATAGCGCTCTCGACTAATCTTTTTTGATCACTTTTACTAAATTCATCCGAGGAAAAAGTAATTTCATCGATTATTTCATGAGAGCTAATATCATAAATGCGAGCATGTATTTCCTTATGATTTTTACAATATGTTACTTCGTCTATAACACCATATGCATCTAAAGCTTTATCAAGAAATGTTATTTTTTCTTTAGCTCTGGCTTTTAGTTTCTTATAGAAATCACTGCTTGCTGTTGTTTTTTTTCTTTCAGATGCTTGAGGTTGAGAAATTGTTATTTCAGCAATACTTGTAGAATATGTCAGTCCTGTCGGTGAGAAATGATTTTTGACTTTATTTTTCTCTAATGTCTGCGAGAACTCTTCTAATATCGTTCTATGTAATGGTTCATTATTAATGTTGAGACTTTTGACAATCCTCTCAATGTTTCCTTCTTTTTTAGTAACATTAAATGTATCGCTAGGGCTTTGTATTTCCTTTAAACAGGTAATTGTGGTCATGATAGAATCCGATTGAACATCTGTTCGTGGCTCACCATATCGTTTTTAACTGCTTCAGCGATATGCCGTTGAATTGCTTCTGGCAAAGTTTGAGTAAAATCTACAGCATTTTTTCGGTCTTCAACAACCAAATCATGGTTGTATTGAACATTCAGACCTAATGTTTTAGGGTTAGACTTTCGGTAAGGGGCATAGGTGACATTTATAGTTTCATTGAAAATTGCATCATCGCTTTTATTAGTATTCTGTATAGCTACGATTAGTGTTCGCATGCCATAATGATATGCTGCGTCTTCTTGCAATATTTTTGAATTATTACTTTCAATCCAGTGGTTTTTAGGAACTAGAGTATCTCCTAATTTATTCCATTCATCTTCGTCAGTGAAATGATAATCAAATAGAGTGTTAATTCCAACAGCTTGTGTTTCTGCATGTTGAAACATAGCAAAAATAGAAGAGGTTAAATCTGCTAGAGAACTTTCTAAACCCGTTTTGGTTAGTTGAAAAACAGCTTTAGTTGGTGTGCAATTTATTTCTACCCAGCCATAGTCAGTAGTAATAGAATCTCCATCAAATGATGTTGCACAATTGGAGAGATCTTCTTCTCTTAATAAATCATATCTCTTAAACCACTCAGGGGAAAACATCAAAGGCGTGATGATATTTGAGATCCATACAACATTAAGTGTATGTTTTATAAGCTTAAATGTCATAAATGCATGTGTCCGTTAGATGGACGCCTAATTTCCTTAAGGCATAGCTACCGCACGATTGTTTTTATAAAACAACCCCATTGATAAGTTTTGCCTATTGATTTTTATCCCTATAGGCTGCATGAAACATAGCAAAAAGCTAACGCGTACGCAAAAACTATCGTAACCTGCTAAGAGTGGTTACTACGTTACACAGCTTAATCATCGAAATCCTGCCAAAAATGGTAGGGTTTATCTTTTTCAGGCTCCAGCCGTGAGGCATGTTTTTACCAACGCTGGTATCTATGAATTGCAAACCGATAACTTTCTTGGAAGCCAGTAAAGACGTTCATTGTTGCTCGTATGCTATAGTTAATACGGCATTCGATACTGAAAAAACTGGGTGGGGATACACCCGTTACGCAGAGACAACTGCATGACCCCTGACCAGTAAACCCTGCTGGTCTTTTTTTGTACACCTTTTAGCTCAGCGTTAGTGCCGGAAGCTTCTGCTTCTTTGGTTCGGTGTTCGGGGCCTCGATGGTGGACAAGTGTATTACTTAATTCACGATTCAGTATTTCTAACGCCACCGTGCAGAATAAAAAGCTACACTCTCTTTGATGAACGGAGGGCCTGGCATGAAAGAAGGGTATTACTGGATCCAGCATAACGGAAAAGTTCAGATAGCTTATTATTCTGATGGCGTGACCGAAGACCTGGAAACAGGTCAAACGATTAACGGTGTATGGCACCTAACGATTGGTGATGACATTTGTCACGATGGTGAGGCCGAAGTTCTACAAGGTCCGCTTTCTCCACCTACAAGCTAATAACATTTATTGCACTGTATTCATTGAACTTCATCGGTTTCGAACTATTCTTTCAAATATCCGGTGGAATGGATATGGAAGTGCTTTGTACATAGTGCTTTTACTGACAGCGTGCATGCTGTTAGCGTCTGGTTGCCTGCTCGCTGAGTGGGCTTTTTTTTGTCCAGAAATTACGCATTGACCTTAAGAATGATTAGCGCGTAAATTATTTCAGTGGTGAATCCTTTCTAAGCGAAAGGGCGTTCCAGCCAACTGCTATCTGCAGGTATGCGCGCGACTTTGCTGGCTGGAGTAAAGTCACCGGGAGGCACCCGGCACCATGACAACAACAATACAAATTTCAAATTCCTTGAGAGCCTGCCATAAAAAGCAGGCCTTTTTTTATGGTTTTGTAATCTGCTGCTACGCTTTGAGTTGTGGGATGTGCCTACCTCTCAGGTGGTTCTCCTGAGCCTATAGTGAATCAGCCGATACAGCTTCACTTCTGAGCATAGGTCTCACTCACACCTACCTTACAAATAGTCAACTCATTAGCCCGCCTTCAAAAGCGGGCTTTTTTTATTCTCAAAACAGCACCCGCACACAGCGAGGTGAGAGACGATGAAAATGAATGATTCAGGGAACATCTTCACGCAGTTCTTTGCGTGGGTAGCAGCTCTGGCGTCTGCCATTGGATTTACCACTCAGGATCTGGTGTTCATGTTCTTTGGCGCTGCAGGTCTGCTTATCTCGCTTGCCTCCTACATCAACGGAAGGGTGGATGCACACCGCAGGCGTAGAGAAGACGAGAAGCGAACAAAAATGGTCAATGACTACCTGAAAGGGGTCGGTGATAAACCTCTGCATGAACGCCCAGCTGCGGCAAGCGTAGTTGTCGAGGCATTACAAAAGGAAGGTGAGTAATGGGGAACCGGGCAAAGTTGAGCGCGGCTGTTCTGGGGTTGGTGCTTGCTGGCGCATCTGCACCGACAATCCTCGATCAGTTCCTGAATGAGAAAGAGGGGAACAGGCTCATTGCATACAAAGACAGCGGAGGCATCTGGACTATTTGCCGCGGCTCCACAATGGTTGACGGCAAGAAAGTGGTGCAGGGTATGAAACTGACGCAGGCGAAATGCGATCAGGTAAACGCCATCGAACGAGATAATGCGCTGAATTGGGTAGAGCGCAATATTAAGGTGCCACTGACCGAACCTCAGAAAGCGGGTATTGCTTCGTTCTGCCCGTACAATATTGGCCCTGGTAAATGTTTCCCCTCGACGTTCTACAGGCGTATCAATGCTGGTGACCGGAAAGGGGCCTGTGAAGCTATCCGCTGGTGGATTAAAGATGGTGGCCGCGATTGCCGCCTGACCAAAGGCCAGAAGAATGGTTGCTATGGGCAGGTCGAGCGGCGCGATCAGGAAAGTGCGTTGGTGTGCTGGGGGCTGGACCAATGAAAATTAATCCTGGTCTTATCGGCGTTCTCGTTATAGCTGGCCTGTCAGTCGCTCTCGTTAAGAGCTGCTCAGACGCCAGTAGACTTCAGAGCGCTAACGACGTTCTGCGAAGTGACAACTCTTTGCAGGGGCAGGTGATCGCCACCCAGGCATTCAACTTCAATCGATTCAATCAGGTTGCGGAACATGCCAACAGGCTTAACTCCCTGATCGACACTAGCACCGAAGAAACCGTAATCGAATACCGGGAGATTCTCCGCCGTGAAAAAACCTGTGATTTGCCTGTTCCTGCTGACATTGCTGGTGGGCTGCACGAATACGCGCACCGTCTACGTGCCAGGGCAATGCACACCGATACCAACAAGCCTGACTCAGCCGATGATCGTGCCGCTGCCGCCAGCTCAATAACATACTGCCAGGCTGTTTTGTGGATTAAGCCGCTGCTGGCTGTGATTGAGAAGGGCAACAATAACTTTGCTGGCATAAGGCAGATAGAGCTGGAAAGGAAATACTAGGGATGGCTCGTCCTTGAGCACACGGGTATTCCTGAACGACGACTTTACCTGACATAGCAAAGCCTGCGTTAAAGTTTAGAAAACACAGGATATTTAGCAAGTAAAGTGCTGCAATTCAAAAAAAGCCCCCCATAAGGAGGGCTACCGGAGTCTCAGTTTCACTTGCTCTTTTTATCGATGTTTCCCTGGAGTTGGCAAACTCCACATCAGAGTCCTGTACAGCCTGGCAGCCAGTCAGTAATCAACAAGCGTAAGCGGAAATGATTAAGATTTTACTTAGGTAGAAAGTGGTTTTTTAAAGCCAAAATACCTATCTGAACATGGCTTCAATGTTCTGGGCCGCAAGATGCAGAAAGACATCCTCGTTAAGTCAAATGCTGCGAACAAAAAATTAAAAGCTAAAGCGCATAGTTTAATCACACTCTTGCCGCTGCCGATCTAGTGTGTTAAGTGCCTTCATGTAAGCGCTATACGCTCCCTTAAATGTTTGTCCAGCCTGCGCAATTGCCGACTCTTGTAATTCTTCATTATCACCGGCGCTGTCTGCGAGATAAAAGGCCTTAAGAACGTTAGCCGCAACCATACCCAGCTCAGGAGGAGCGTAGGTCATTACTTCTGTTGCGCTTTGAACTACGGGTAACATATCTTTTCTCAGGTCGCTTCTGGTCATTGGGTTGGTTAATGCAGGAGAAAAGCCAAACGAAGTAACTGAAACCATAAATTGATTATATTTTTCTCTCAATAGTGACTCTTGCTTATCTAACCGAATAATGCAGGCTGTTTTGGAGGCATTGTGAGTTTGTAAATAGTTTCCATACAACCCCAAAAGCGCAGTAATGCTTACACCAAGTAAGGTACAGATTACGGGGAAAATGACATTAAACTGGTTTATCCGTGGGCGACTGCTCATGACCAAAGCTCCTTAGTTAACAACTCAATTTTCACTAATTAGTAAGTCCATATTTGCTTGCCATGATTTTAACACCAAGCTTCAGAACGTGGTTGGTAATCATTTTTTAGAGTCTCTTTACTTCCAGATTTGACCGCTTTTGTTAATTAATTTCCAGCTTGAGATATGAGGCTAACCGCCTCGATCAACAAGGGACTGGCAATTCTGGCGTCAAAACACACATGAGAATGAATCTCATAAGTAAAAGGTACTCCTGGCGATTATGAACACCGAGGGGGCGAGGACACGCGGAAAAAGCCAAATTTTTGCATTTTTATCGGCCATCACCACCACTTCAATTCATTGAAACATCGGGATAAAAATTTTCCCGGTGTTGATTCTGTTTGTTTTTTGTTCATCACTGGAGCCATTCATGGATCATGAATTAAAGCGACTGCAGCTTAACGTAAGCCAGCTGGCGGCCTTGTCCGGTGTGCATCGCCAGACTGTGTCATCCAGGCTGAAAAATGTCCGTCCGGCAGGTGGCAACGACAGCAACCTGAAACTGTATGGCCTGACAGATGTCCTTGCTGAGCTGATGAAAATGCCTGCCCCGGTAGCTGAAGGAGAAATGGAGCCTCAGGACCGTAAAGCCTGGTATCAGTCAGAGCGTGAAAGGCTGAAGTTTGAACAGGAAGTAGGAGAGCTTATTCCCGCTTCAGATGTTGCACGCGAGTTTGCCGAAATGGCGAAGGCCATGATTCAGGTTCTTGAGACGTTGCCGGATATTCTTGAGCGCGATTGTGCGCTTAATCCTGCAACGGTTTCCCGCGTCCAGTCGATTATTGACGATCTCCGCGATGAAATTGCCCGGCGGGTCATGAGTGACGAAGAAAAAGCAGAGGAGGACATCCTGGAGGAGGAATAATGTCGGCACTGGCGACCGCCCTCACATTGAAACGTGACACCGGACACCTGATTAAAGCGCCACGCAGAATGCCTGTATCAGTGGCGGTAGCAAAATATATGCGTGTCCCCACCTCCGGAGGTAATTCCGTCCCCTGGGATCCGATGGTGGCACCTTATGTTCTGGAGCCTATGGACTGCCTGGCATCCCGTGAATACGACGCCGTGATATTCGTCGGACCTGCCCGAACGGGTAAAACAAATGGTCTGATTGACGGATGGGTGGTTTACAACATCGTCTGTGATCCGTCCGATATGCTGCTGGTGCAAATGACACAGGATAAGGCACAGGAGCACTCAAAAAAGCGTCTTGCCCGAACATTTCGCTGCAGTCCGGAAGTCAGAAAAAACCTGAGCCCCCGGCGTAATGACAACAACGTTCACGATAAGTATTTCCTTTCAGGTAGCTTCCTGAAGATTGGCTGGCCATCCATCAATGTCATGTCGTCATCAGATTTTAAGTGTGTGGCGCTGACGGATTATGACCGATTCCCTGAGGATATTGATGGCGAGGGCGACGGCTTCTCACTGGCCTCCAAACGTACAACCACCTTCATGTCCGCCGGGATGACGCTTGTAGAGAGTTCTCCGGGGCGTGATATTCGTGACAGCAAATGGCGCCGCAAGTCTCCTCATGAAGCTCCACCGACGACCGGTATTCTTTCCCTGTACAACCGTGGCGATCGCCGCCGCTGGTACTGGCCGTGTCCGCACTGCGGTGAATATTTTCAGCCTGCTATGGAGTCCATGACCGGCTACCGTGATGAACCGGATCCGGTTAAAGCCAGTGAGGCGGCACACCTGCTTTGCCCGCACTGCAGCGGCATTATCACTGCGGATAAAAAGCGCGAGCTTAACGGCGCAGGAGTCTGGTTGCGGGAAGGGCAGAGTATTGACCGTGACGGCAATGTATCCGGCGAACCGCGGCGATCGCGCATAGCCAGTTTCTGGATGGAAGGACCCGCAGCCGCTTATCAGACCTGGGCGCAGCTGGTGTACAAGCTGCTGACAGCTGAGCAGGAGTATGAGGCCACTGGCAGCGAAGAAACCCTCAAGGCGGTAATCAATACCGATTGGGGGCTACCATACCTGCCGCGCGCAGCCAGCGAACAGCGGCGCGCCGATGTGCTGATGCAGCGGGCGGAGGATTACGGTAAGCGCCTGGTCCCGCCTAAGGTGCGTTTCCTGCTGGCGGCCGTTGACGTCCAGGGCGGCAAAAAGCGCCGTTTCGTCGTGCAGATTATCGGTTATGGCGAAAACGGTGAACGATGGCTGGTGGATCGCTACAACATCCGCCAGTCGCTGCGCTGCAATGAGCATGGCGAGGCGGAGCCGATCCACCCGGGCGCGTATCCGGAGGACTGGCAACTGCTGGTCTCCGATGTGCTGGAAAAAACGTATGCGCTGCAGTCTGACCCGGCGCGGCGTATGCCGGTGCTGGCGATGGCCGTCGACAGCGGCGGTGAAGAAGGCGTGACGGACAACGCGTATAAATTCTGGCGACAGTGTCGGCGTGACGGCCTGGGTAAACGTGTTTACCTGGTTAAGGGCGACAGCACAAAGCGTCAGAAAATCATTACCAAAACCCACCCGAATAATACTGAACGCAGCGACCGTCGCGCCGACGCGCGCGGCGAGGTGCCGGTGTATCTGCTTCAGACTGACCTGCTTAAGGACCAACTCAGCAACAACCTGGACCGCGAAACCCCCGGTGGCGGATACATCCATTTTCCTGACTGGCTGGGGGAGTGGTTCTACGAGGAACTGACCTATGAAGAACGCGGTGTTGATGGCAAATGGCGAAAACCCGGCAAGGGTGCCAACGAAGCCTTTGACCTGTTCTGCTATGCCCACGCCGTGGCGGTCCTGCGCGGTTACGAAAAAATTCGCGACTGGGAAAAACCGCCAGCATGGGCTGAGCCACAGGATCTCAATCCAAATATTCATGAAGGGGAATGCCCCCGGGAGATAACCGTGAAAAAAACAAAACCTGTGCAGTCGCCTGTCCAGGCTGAACCTGAAAAGGACACAGCCCTCTCCGGCAGTTGGCTCGGGTCTTCCGGTAAGGGAGGCTGGTTGTAGTGACGAAAGATGATATCTGGAAAACGCTGCTGATGGTGCGTCAGGCCTACCAGGACTCGCTGGACGGCAAGAGCATTTCTTTCACTGGCGTGAATGGTCGCGCCATTACCAACCACGATCCGAAAGCGTTGCGCGACGAGCTTGATTACTGGGAGCGGCGCTGGCGGGCGGTCAACCGCCGCGGCGGTTCGTACAAACTCGCTAACTTTCTGTAAGGCGTTCTATGGGCATTCTTGAAAGAACACTGGGGGCTATTTCCCCCGGGTGGGCTGCGGCACGCGCGCGGGACCGTCTCCGGCTTAATGCTTATGAAGCGGCAAACCCGTCGCGCCTGCACAAGGCGAAAAAACAAAGCCAGTCAGCGGACACCTCAGTGTTTGCTGCAGGTCAGTCCCTGCGGGAGCAGGCCCGCTGGCTCGACGAAAACCACGATCTGGTGATCGGCCTGTTCGACAAAATGGAAGACCGGGTTATCGGTGCCCACGGTATCCATGTTGAGCCCCAGCCCCTCGATCTGGAGGGAAACCTCCATTCCGATTTCGCCGGGCAGCTTTCGGCGCTCTGGGCGGAGTGGTCCGTGCGTCCTGAAGTGACCGGCATGTTTACCCGTCCGGAAGCCGAGCGCCTGCTGTTGCGTTCTGCGCTGCGTGACGGGGAAGTGTTCACGCAACTGGTCAGGGGAAACGTACCCGGCCTGCAGCATGCCACCTCGGTACCGTTCTCGCTGGAAATGCTGGAGGCGGATTTTGTGCCGTTCAACCTCAACAGCACAGCCGGCCAGCAGGTTCGCCAGGGCATCATCGTGAACGACTGGGGGCGTCCCGTCGGCTACCGCGTTTACAAATATCATCCGGCGAACATGACGCGGTTCAGCGCGGAACTTAAAACCGTCTCTGCTGACAACATGCTTCACCTGGCGCAGCGCAAGCGACTGCACCAGCTGCGGGGTATCAGCCTGATCCACGGAGTCATTACCCGTCTTTCGGACATCAAGGATTATGAAGAGAGCGAGCGCGTGGCCGCCCGTATTGCCGCTGCACTGGGCTTTTACATCAAGCGCGGGGATACACAGTCACTTGGTGATGACGGTGAGTTTTCAACCCCCGGCGGGCAGCGTCACTTCGATATCGCGCCGGGCATGATTTATGACGAACTCCGGCCCGGCGAAGACCTTGGCATGGTGGAGTCAAACCGCCCGAACGTTCATCTCTACGAATTCCGAAACGGGCAGATGCGGGCCGTGGCCGCCGGTACGCGCGGCAGTTATTCCAGCATTGCCCGGGACTATAACGGCACCTACAGCTCCCAGCGTCAGGAACTGGTGGAGAGCTTCGAAGGGTACAACGTCCTCCAGCAGTGGTTTGTCGGCCAGCACAGCCGGCCCGTTTACCGCGCATGGCTGGCGATGGCGTTGCTGAGCGGCATTGAAGTCCCGCCGGATGTGGATCCGAATTCTCTCTATAACGCACTTTATCTCGGGCCGGTGATGCCGTGGATTGATCCGGGCAAAGAGGCGAACGCCTGGAAAGCCATTGTGCGTGGCGGCGCGGGGACCGAAGCGGAATGGGCGCGGGCCAGGGGGAAAAATCCTCAGGAGGTTAAGCGCCAGCGACTGCGTGAAACTGAATTTAACCGTAAACACGGGCTGGTGTTTGATTCCGACGCCGCCAACGACAAAGGAGCGATGCCAGATGCAACGGCAAAACCAGACGATAAACGGCGTGAGCCGGACGATGATGATTAACCCCCGCGCCAGCCTGGCCGGTGTCGATGCGGCCAACGGTCAGTGCTGGTACGAAATCCGCGCGCTGGCTGCCGGACGGGTCGAAATTTTCCTTTATGACGTGATCGGCGGCTGGGGCATTACTGCCCAGCAGTTCGTCACTGACTGTAAAGAGGCGGGGGTGTTTGAGGCCAGCGCGGTGGATCTGCATATCCACAGTCCCGGCGGCGATGTCATGCAGGGCTTTGCCATCTACAACACCCTGTCCCGGATGAAAGCGAAGATCGATATCTGGGTGGACGGCGTGGCGGCCAGCATGGCCTCAATGATTGTCTGCCTGCCGGGCGCCACGGTGCACATGCCGGAAAACGCCTGGATTATGGTTCACAAACCGTGGGGCGGTATAGCCGGGGATTCTGACGACATGCGCGATTACGCCGCATGGCTTGATCGTAACGAAGCCCTGATGCTCAGCGCCTACATGAACAAAACCGGACTGGGGCAGGAAGAGCTGGAAGCGATGCTGAAAGCGGAGACCTGGCTTAACGGTGCCGAAGCGGTGGAAAAAGGTTTCGCCGACACGCTTGAACCTGAACTGCAGGCCGCGGCCTGTGTTAATGAAAATAAACTGAAGGATTACCAGAATATGCCAGAACAGATTAAATCTCTTTTCACGCCGCGCGCCGAAGCTCCGGTGAATCAGCCACCGCAACCTGCTCCGGTACAGGCAAACCTTACCTCGCCATCGACACAACAGCCTGCACCGCAGATGACAAATATCGATATCACCGCGCTGGCCCAGCAGCTGCAGCAGCAGATGCAGACGGCGAACGCAGAGCGTGTGAATTCCGTCTCAGCCGTATTTGAGGCGTTCCCGGCCTTCGCGACGCTGAAGGCTGAATGCCTGGCCGACTTCACCTGCAACGCTGAAAAAGCCCGCGATAAACTGCTGCAGGCGCTGGCGGCGGGCACCACTCCGAGTGCTGGTCCGGGCGCGATTCATCTTTATGCCGGTAACGGCAATCTGGTCGGTGATTCCATTCGCGCTGCAGTAATGACCCGAGCGGGCTATGCGCAAGCCGAAAATGATAATGCTTACAACGGTTACACCCTGCGCGAACTGGCACGCGCCTCCCTTGTTGATCGCGGTATCGGTATCTCCGGCGCTGGCACGGCACAGGCGATGGTCGGGCTGGCGTTCACCCACAGCAGCAGCGATTTCGGCAATATCCTGATGGATGTGGCACACAAAGCGGCTCTGATGGGCTGGGAGGAAGCCACCGAAACCTTTGAACAGTGGACCCGTAAGGGCACGCTGACCGATTTCAAAACCGCGCACCGCGTAGGTCTGGAATCACTGGCATCACTTCGCAAGGTCCGAGCCGGGGCAGAATATAAATATGTCACCATCAAGGATCGCGGCGAGCCAATTGCCCTGGCGACCTACGGAGAACTTTTCAGCATTGACCGGCAGACCATCATCAACGATGACCTGGACATGCTGACCCGTATCCCACAGGCAATGGGGCTTGCTGCGCGTGCCACCGTGGGCGATCTCGTTTGGGCGGTGCTGACCAGCAACCCGAAAATGTCCGATGGTAAGCCGTTATTCCACGCCGATCACGGCAACCTTGTATCCGCCGATCTGAGTATCGAAGGCCTGGATACGGCGCGTAAGGCGATGCTGCTGCAAAAATCGGGCGATCGCCGTCTGAATATTCGCCCGGCCTTTATGCTCACGCCAGTGGCAATTGAGTCACGGGCAAACCAGTTGATCAAATCAGCAAGCGTGCCGGGCGCGGATGCCAACAGCGGTATCGTGAACCCGATCCAGAACTTTGTGACGGTGGCCTCTGAGGCTCGCCTGGATGACAGCAGCCCGACGGATTACTACCTGACCGCTGCACAGGGACGCGACACCATTGAGGTGGCATATCTCGATGGCATCGACACCCCGTATCTGGAGCAGCAGCAGGGCTTCACCGTTGACGGCGCTGCGTTTAAGGTGCGTATCGATGCCGGGGTTGCACCGCTTGACTGGCGCGGCATGGTTAAAGTCACCAAAAAATAACGACCGTCTTCTGACGGTTTTTTTATATCCGGGGCGGCGCGTGCTGCTCCTTTTTTGTCTGGAGAGAAAAATGGCGAGAAATTATCAGCAGGACGGCAACACCCTTGATTTTCAGAATACCGGTGTGACCGATATTCATTCGGGGGACGCTGTGCTTTCGGGGGCGCTGGTGGGCGTCGCTCATGATGACATTCCGGCAGGGCTGTGGGGCGTGCTGCACACTACCGGCGTGTTCACTCTGCCAAAGGCTGCGGAAGCGGTCACTGTTGGTCAGAAGCTTTATCTGGCAGACGGTAAACTGACGGTGGAAGCGGGTGAGGAGGCTGCACCGAATCCCCTGGCAGGTACGGCATGGGCAGCCGCCGCGGCCGATGTCGATGCCGTTCCGGTACGGCTGGGTTATTGATGAACCGCTTTCGCCAGCGCCTGTTAAACGCGGATGCCCGGATCTCCCGGGCATTTGCCGAAGAGATTCCGGCAGTCCTCTCCATCGGCAGTGAGTTGCGTCCTGTCACCGTGATTTTTGAGACGCCAGACGCACCCGTGGACGTACCGGGCGGAGGTCAGATTCAGGATCGGGCCCCAGCGTTCAGCGCGATGACTGCCGATATCGCGGGGCTTGAGAAGCACCACGAGGTGGAAATTAACGGTACCACTTACCGCGTAACGCACGTTGGTGCAGATGAAGAAGGCCGCACTCGCGTCACCCTGGCTTATGGTGCACCAGGCAAACCGCAGCCGGAAATCAACAAGTGGAGCTGATATGGCACGTGAGTCCAGACTGCGACGGGACCTGCCCGTCGATATCGATGTGGATGCCATCTGGCGGATAGCGGAACAGATCGGAGCCACCCAGAAACAGTTTCGGGCAGCATATTCCCGCGCGCTGAGGCGTACGGCGACCACCCTGCGCAAGAAAGCCGTTGCTGACATGAAGGACGGCCTGGCGCCGCGCAGTCTGGACCTGGTGCGCCGGCGCCTGCTTTCCTTTCGTCTTGATCGTGCTTCACAGTCAAAACTGGATAACTTTCGTCTCTGGTTCGGCCTGAATGCCATCAAGGTGAAAGACCTTAAAGGCCGGATAAACGGCCGGGTGAGGCCTCACCATACCCGGCGGGATAAATCCACAGGGCGGTTTATTAAAGCGCGGCGCCAGGCGGAAAACGCCGGATTTACGCCTAAGGGCAGTCTGCTTTCTGCACGCACGTTTGAAAACGGTGAGGTGACTCGCTCCCGCAGGGAGAACAGGCGGACGGTGGTTATTCGCGATCCAGATACCCGGCGGACCCGCGAAGCGGAAGTCGATATTTATGAGCCGATGCTGAACTACATCGAAGATAACGCCTTTGCCGAGGCGATGGAGATTTTTATGCATCATTTTGAAACCGATCTGCGCGGGCGCGTGAAAGCCCGAATATCTGTCTGAGGTGGACCATGGCAGAGCCATTACTGCTGGGGCAGTATCACGATGCGGTCACTGGCGCACTGAAAAACATTGCGTGGGTACGCGACGCCGATGCCTACCCGGAAAAAAACGTGCCCCGCTTTACCGGGCTGACCACTCCGGCGGTGTATTTCTCCATTAATGGCTGGGAGCAGGACGGAGGTAACGAAGGGCAGCTCAACGTCACCCTGTCCTGCGATTTGTATGTGGTGGTGGATGCGGCTGGCGCGGGCGTCAGCAGGCCGGAAATTTTCCTGCGTACGGCGGCCGCCGATATCACCCAGTGGATTGACGGCCAGCTGTTCGGCCTGACCAGTCTGGCGCCCGCCGTGTTTATCGATGCATCACGTGATGAGTTTGATCCGCGCATGGACGATTACCTGGTGTGGCGCATTTCCTTCACACAGTCAGCGGCCTTTGGTGCGGATCCGTTTGCGCAGATCAATGCCCCGCTGAATGCCGTCTGGCTCGGTAAGGCACCAGATATCGGCCGGGCACATGTGGACGATTATCAGCTGATTTACGAGGCGAAACCCGATGAGTGATATCGAGGGCGATTTACAGCGCCGCCTGGCAAACATTGTCCGGCGCGGGGTTATTCATTCCGTTAAGCATGACGGTATACCGAAATGCCGGGTGGACCTGGGCGACATCACCACCACCTGGCTGCCGCTCTGCCAGGGCTTTTCGGGGACTAACCGGGCTGACTCCAATCCGTATGCGGTCGGGGATGCGGTCACGGTACTGTCGGAGGCGGGGGAACTCAATAATGGCCGGGTGTTTCCCGGCTGGAATACCGGCGGTCTGCCGGTACCGGAGGGCAGCGGCAGCGAGCATATCACCCGCTACGGAGACGGTACCGAGATCCGCTATGACCGTGCCGCGCATGCCCTGACCATCACCCTGGCGGAAGGCGGGACCTACAAAATTATCGGGAAAGGCACGCTCGACGGTCCGGTGGAAATCACCGATACCCTGACTGTACAGGGGAAAACGCAGATAAACGCCGACACGAACGTGGCCGGAAATATCGGTGCGACCCAGGAGATTTCGGACGGTACCGGGAAAATGAGCGGGATCCGTCAGACGTTCAATGGCCATGATCACCGGGGAGACAGTGGCGGTACGACCGGAAAACCCAATCAGAAAATGTGACCTGCTTCAGCAGGTTTTTTTATGCCTGGAGAAAATGAATGTCGAATTTACATGGTGTTGAAACGATCGAACTGACATCCGGCACGGTCGCGGTCATGACGATCCAGACGGCCATTATCGGCCTGGTGGGCACTGCGCCTGATGCCTCTGCCGGTACGCCAGCCAGTGCCAGTACGGGGACGCCAATCCTGGATAACGTTGTGGATTTTGCCGCGAAAATTGCCGGCAGGGCAGGAAACGTGGTGGTGGTTGAAGCTGTAGCCGGTATTCCCGATGCGGGGGATCCAGCGGAGGTGGGAACTTCCGCCGTCTGGGATGCTACGGGGCTTAAGCTGACCATCACGCTTGGCTGTGATGAAGCTGGCAAGCTGACGGCTACTCCCGCAACTGTTGTTGCTGCCGTGAGGGCAGTCGCAGACGTGAAAGTAACCGCAACGGGGGACGGTAGCGGTATTGTCTTACCGTTCAGTCTGCAGCTCGCTGGTGGCGAGGATGAGCCATTCCCCCTGAATACCCCGGTTGCAATTGTCGGTACCTCGATGCTCTCGCGTCTTGGGGACAAAGGCACGCTTAAGCAGGCGTTGACGGAAATCAACGACCAGCGAAATGCCCTGACCGTGGTAGTGCGTGTGGCGGAGGGGGCAGATGAAGCTGAGAAACGTGCAGCGGTGCTGGCCGGGATTGGCGCGCTGTCGTCGGCAAAATCCGTGACAACGTACCAGCCACGTATCGTCATCGCACCGGGATTCAGTGAGGATGATGCGGTAGGCAAGGCGCTGGAAACCGTTGCCGGCAAGCTGCGGGCTGTGGCGTATGTTGACTGTGAGTCCGGTGCCACGCTGCAGGAGGTTGTGCAGCGTCGGCAGTCTTATGGTACCCGCACCGAGCTGCTGCGTCCGCGTGTGCAGGTCAGCAACGCTGACGGTCAACTTGTCTATCGTCCGTATTCTGCGTTTGCGGCGGGGCTGCGTGCCCGTATCGACTTTGAGAAGGGCTGGTGGTGGAGTAAATCCAACCAGGACATTAACAACATCCTCGGCGTGGAGCAGATTGACGAGTTCATTCTGGGCGATGAAAACTGTGATGCGAATCTGCTCAACATGCAGAACGTGTCCACCATTATTCGCCGTGCAGGGTTTAAGCACTGGGGGAACCGCCTGTGCGGTACCAACCCGCAGTGGCGCTTTGAATCTGTTCGCCGTACCGCCGACGTCATCGAGGACAGTATCCAGGAAACGATGCTGGAGTACGTTGACCGCCCGCTGGACCGGGAAAACGCCGATGACATTATCGGCACCATCAATGCCTATATGCGCCAGCTGGTCGGGCTCGGTGCCATCTTCGGCGGACGTGCCTGGCTGGATGAGGAGCTTAACACCGCTGAGAGCATGGCGGCGGGCGTGCTGTACATCAACTATGACTTTGGGCCGAAATCGCCGACTGAGCTTATCAGCCTGCGCGTCCGGGTGAATAACAACTATGCGCTTGAGGAGATGCTGGCAGCATGAGCGAAAAAAACACATTACGCGTCTGGACCTTCTTCCGGCAGGGGGTCCGCATACAGGGGGCGCATGAATTCACCCCACCGACACTGTCCATTGTCAAAACTGATTTGCGTACCGGCGCGCAGGATGCGCCGTCCCCCGTGGATGACGGCATGGAGGCCCTGACCTGTCAGCTGAAATTCTACGGTATGGATACGGACATGCTGACCGCCTTCGGTTTTGTTAGCGGCAGCCGCCCGCGCTTTACGGCCTATCAGGGCTATCTGGCGAACGGTACCGCGCTTGGCACCGTCGAGGAGATCGAAGGCTTTGTGCAGACCGTTACGCCGGATGCGCGGGGCAAGGACAATTTGTCCGAGAACGCCATCACGGTGGAAATCGCTGTGAGCTATTACCGCCAGACCAAAGACGGCAGGGAGCTTTTTGCTATTGATACCGAGCGCTTCGCGCGCCGGGTGAATGGTGTTGATGTACTGTCTGGACTGGCGGCGAAGGTCCGCCTCTGATTTTTCAACTGAACATACCAACGGCCTGCGGGCCGTTTTTACTTTTTAAGGATTATTTATGAGTTTTCCCGGTGAAACCCGCGTGATCAAACTGTATTCCCCTGTTTCGATTGAGAACGGTGGCTTACTCGAACAGGTGACGATACGCGAACCGCTGGTGCGTGACCGCATCGCTTTTTCCAAAGACCACGGCAGCGAAGAAGAAAAAGAAGCGCGCATGATTGCGTTATTGTGCAACCTCAGCGAGCAGGATATCTGGCAGCTCACAGCGGCGGATTATGCGCAGCTGCTGGACGCATTTAATGTTTTTATGCTCCCGCCCGCGGATCGACCGAAAGAGGTCTGATGCGGGCGATACGCTTTCTCGGGCGGCGCCTGCATTTTCCCATGGCGGAATACCTGGACATGCCATTCAGTGTGTTTTCTGATTTTCTCACCGACGAAGTGGAGGCGGTAAATCGTGGCCGGATTAAGCCAGAACCTTAAGGCCGTCATAACCTTTGGCGGCAATATCGACAGCTCCTGGAGCCGTTCAGCGAACGGTCTGCAAAAAAGCCTGAAGGATGTCGGGAAGCAATCAGAAAAACTGACCAAAGACCAGGCGAAGCTGGCGGCGGAAATTAAGAAAGCAAAGCTTGCCGGGCGGAGCCTGGGCGATCTGAAACGCCGTTACAACGATGTGTCCCGTGAAATCCGTAAAACGGAGTCGGAACAGCAGAAGCTAAACCAGCAGATGCAGAAGGCGCAGAGGCTGGCGTCATTTAAGGGGGCAGGTAAAGGATTGTTTCGCCGCGGTCTGGGTATCGCCGGACAACTGGGCGGAATGGTGGCACCGGGACTGGCGATCGGCGGCGGCGGGGTTGTGGCCTCCGCACTGGGCACTCTGATTGCCCCGGCTGCCACCAACGCGGAAACGGCCAGACGCGCCGGCGTGGCGAAAAGCTATGGCGTCGATATCCCGACGTTTGATGCATGGGACACCCTCGCAAAACAGTACGACATGAACGGAGAGAATATCGGCGATCTGTTTGAGGAGTATCTGCACAAGGCGGGGGAGTACAAGCAGAACGGCAAACAGGGCTCGCTGCAGGATGCGTTTGAAACGCTCGGTTTTAAGGCGGGAGATTTAGCGGGGCTCAGCGATATGGCGCAGTTTGAAAAAATCGTCGAGCGTGCGCTCAGTCTGCAGGATGAGTCAAAAGCCTCGTTTGCTCTTGATTCGCTGTTTGGCGGCGAGGCCAGCAAGCTGCTGATGCTGCTGAAGCAGTCCGGGAAAAGTTACCGCGACCTGATGGACGAGCAGCGTCGGTATAACCTCGTCACGAAAGAGGGGGCTGAAGGCGCGATGGCGGGCAATCGTGCCATTACTAATCTGCAGACCGTTTTCTCTTCTGCACTGGCGGAAATCTCCGGCCAGCTCGGTAACGAACTGGTGCCGGATATCCGACGCCTGACTGACGATATGGCGGAGTGGTTTAAAGGCGGGGGGATCAAACGCATCGTCAGTTTTCTACGCAATGATCTCTATCCAGGCGTGCTGACGTTCGGGCAGGGGATCGTTTTCGTCGGGAAAGTGGCGTATGCGCTGGCGAAAAAACTGTCCTGGCTGTTGCCGGATGAGCGAAGCGATCAGCGTGATGTGCTCAAATCGCTGGCCATGACCGGCTCGGTCGATATCGCCCGCATGACGGCGCAGCGTAACGGCCAGGGAGAGTGGTTCGAACAGCAGCTCAAAGAAAAACCGGGTCTGCCGGACGATGTGAAAAAATCGTACCGGGATACGCGAGGTATCTTCAGTGATGACAATGAAAGCTTTGATAAGTCACTGGATAAATATATGACACCGGAAAACAGCGGACCGCTGTTTGGCCTGGATAGGGCACAGAGTAATAGCGCGTCGGCTTCCGGCGACGGAGGTTACTGGGATGCACTTCTCCAGCGCCTTGATACAGCCGACCAGCAGCCACAGGCAAGGCAGCTTACTGACAACCGGAAATTCGAATACCGTTTCGAAATTAACGGAGCACCCGGACAAAGCGAGCAGGGTATAGCTGATGCGGTCGAGGGGGTGACGAAAACCAGCCCGGCGTTTACGGGTAACAGCAGCATGATGGACGGAGGACAAATCTGGTGAGTGAAATCGTTCCGGTCTATGAAGACTTCGGACAGTCGCGGTCCGGCGCTGTCCGTGGCGCACAGGCCGCCCGAGTGATGATGATGCTGGGCGACTTTGCCTTTTCGATTGATACCACCGCGTACAGCCAACTGACCCGTGAGGCCAGCTGGCGCTGGAGTGAGCAGGAGCGGATCGGTAAACAGGATTTACTGCAGTATACCGGCAAGCCCGGGCGAACGGTTCGGCTTGAAGGGGAGTCGCATGCTTTCTTCCGCAAGGGGGTGGATGCCGTCAACGATCTCTTCGACCTCGCAGATCAGAATAAGCCACAACAACTGGTCAGCGGCGAAGGGGATGTGCTTGGCTGGTGGGTGGTTATCGACTTCTCCGACACAACCAGCCGTTTCCTGCCAGGCGGTGGCCACCGAAATAAAAACTGGACGATGACGCTGAAACATTATGCCGACGACATATCAAACCCGTGACGGTGATGTGCTTGATGCAGTCTGTGCGACACATTACGGCACGGAAAACCTTTCTTATATTATGACTCAGGTGCTTGAAGCGAATCCGGGACTGGCTGACATCGGTGCCGTTTACCCGTCTGACCTCTTTATCATCCTGCCTGATCTGGCGCCGCCGGTTCAGGATTCTGCATTTAGTCTGTGGGATTAATATGACTGAACAGATTGTTAAACCAGAATATGCACCTGCTTTCAGCATCAACGCGGAGGGAAAAGATATTACCCGCGCGCTGCAGCAAAGCCTGTCGGAGTTGACGCTGACGGATTATGGCGGCGCTACGGCAAAGGCGGATGAACTGAAAATCACGTTGCTGTCCGAAACGTTGCCTCTGCCGGTGAAAGGGGCACGGTTACGCGTGGCGCTGGGTTTTAACGACCAACGGGTGGATAAGGGCTGGTTTGTGGTATCCGGGGTGGGCAGCAGTGGCCCGCCACGTCGTATTGAGATTTATGCCACTGCCGCGCCCATGAATGCACAGAAACAGCCTGGCGATGTGCTCAGCCAGAAAACGCGCAGCTGGGATAACCTGCGACTTGCGGATCTGGTTAAAACCGTGGCCACCGAAAACGGTCTGGTGCCGAAAGTGGCCACAGAGCTTGCCGACATCCACATTGACCATGTTGATCAGGTTGCAGAATCCGACGCGAACCTGCTGACCCGCCTTGCCCGAACGTGGAACGCTGTCAGCAAACCCTCAGGTGGTTACTGGCTTTTTTTGCGCCAGGGTGCCACCGCGAAAGCCTCCGGAGAGCAGACCGGCGCTCTGATTATCACACCAGAACAGGTATCAAACTGGTCGTACAGCGAAGGTGAAAGGGGGAGTTCGACAGGAAAGGCCACCGGCAGTGGCGGCAAGTCCTCGGGTAAAATTGGCGTTCGGTATTACGATGAGGCTGACGGAAAGACCAAAACCACCACAGTCGATCATGACGGTCCCTCAATGGCGAACCCGTATACCCAGCCGGTGAAGGACACCGCTGACCAGCAGGCAAAGTCAAAAAAAACGCAGGCACAGCGCAATGAACAAAAAATGACGGTTACTGGTCCTTGCCGCCCTGAACATGTCCCTCTCACCGCAGAATCGGGCGTATCCACGTCCGGCTTTGGTGAGCGGGAAGATCGTGCCTGGGTGGTGGAGTCGCTGGTTTACTCCCTGACACCCGCCGGGTTCAGCTACACGTACAACCTGGTGGTTGATATTCGCAAGCCTGCGAAATCCTCTAAAAAATCCGGCAGCAAGGATAAAACTGGTCCGGATTACTTCGGCTAACGTACCGCCACCCGGCGGACCCGATACGGAAAAATACTATGAACGGCGTAAACAGCTGGACGGGTAAACGCCTGTCCGGTACCGACCATTTGCGTCAGTCGGTCAGCGACATCCTCTCAACCCCGGTAGGTAGCCGGGTGCTTGTCCGTGATTATGGCAGCAACCTGTTTTCGCTGGTGGACAACCCCCGAGATGACCTTACGCGGCTACGTATTATCGCAGCGACCGCCTCGGCGCTGGCGAGATGGGAGCCCCGGCTGAAGGTCACGCGCGTGGTCGTCTCTTTCCCGGCAACTGAAACGGGGTGTGTGGTGGATATTGAAGGGATCAACAAAGAGAACAATCTTCCTATCAGCACCGGAGGCATACCGATATATGGCAAGTAGTTATGACGTAATTAACCTGTCCGCCCTGGCGGTGCCGGATGCCATCGTGGTTCCGGATGCTGCAGATATTTTTACCCGCTGGCTGGCACGCCTGCGCGAACTGGATCCGGTATTTGATGCGCTGGTGGAATCTGATCCGGCGTTTAAACAGGGTGAAATCAATGCCTACCAGCTCGCCCTGGCGTTTCAGCGAGTCAATGACGCGGTACGCGCAGTTTTCCTTGCCAGCGCAAGAGGGGCCGATCTCGACCAGATTGGCGCGGGCTTTAACGTTTCCCGTCTGGTGATAAATCCCGGAGATCCGAATGCTGTGCCACCTGTCGATCCTGTTTATGAAGATGATGACGCTTTTCGTGAGCGTATACAGCTTTCATGGGCACAGCTGAATACGGCAGGCGCGCGCAATGCATACCGCTTCCATGCCAAATCAGCAGATAACGATGTGCTGGATGCGGATGCTTACGGACCGGAGACACATAACCGACCGGGGGAAGTAGACGTCTACGTCCTGTCGCGAACCGGAAATGGTGAGGCCAGCCCCAGCCTGACAGAAAAAGTGATGAGCGAACTGAGCGCCGATGAGGTCAGGCCTCTGACTGATTATGTAAGCGTAAAAAGCGCCACCATTGTCAGCTATGCGGTAACGGCTGAACTGGATATACCTGACGGACCGGATGCGCAGACGGTGCTGGAACATGCCATCAGCACGCTGACAAGTTACACCCGGCTTTCGCATCGCATAAACGGCCTCGTACCGCTTTCCGCGATTTACGCTGCACTCCAGCAGCCCGGCGTCACAAGAGTCAGGCTGATAAGTCCGGTCGCAGATCTGGAAGCAGCCGCAGGGCAGGCTCCCTGGTGCAGTGCGATAAACGTCACACGCAAAGGAGGGTCCGGTGGATAAATTTCGCTCCCTGCTACCACCCTCCGCCATCCAGCCAGAGCGGGCACTGGAGCAGGCCAGTTCGGAGCAGATCACAGCGCTGGATACGGGCATGGTGCGTAAGGTGAAAGACCCCGATACCTGTCCGGCGCATTTGTTGCCCTGGCTTGCCTGGGAATTTTCGGTTGATTCCTGGGAAGACGCCTGGACTGAGGCTGAAAAGCGGCAGGTGATTAAGGATGCCGCATATGTTCATCAGCATCGCGGTACTGCCGGCGCTGTCAGGCGGTCACTGAGCGCTGTCAGTCTCCCAACTACCGTGGTGGAGTGGTGGGAGGATCTGCCGCGTAAGGCTCCCTACACCTTCCGCATTGAGGTTTACAGCCTTCAGGAAGTTGATGACGCGCTGTATCAGCGTATCCGGCGGCAGGTCGATAAAGCGAAGAACCTGAGGAGTCTGTTGACCTCTATTGACGTGATTGCCGATCTGGGCGCTATGGGAACTTATTACACCGGCGGTGCTGTCACCGCCTGGATTGATATTGATATTGAGGCAGGAGTTTAGCCATGGCTGAGAAGTATTACAGCATTCTGACCAACAGAGGCAAAGAGCTGGAGGCGCAGTCTACAGCGACCGGGAAGCCCGTCATAATTAAAGATTTTGTAGTAGGTGATGGTAACGGCCAGCCGGTTAAGCCTGACCCGGCATTAACAGCCCTTGTTCGCGAAGTTTATCGTGCGGCGGTTTCAGCATTGCAGGTCTCACCGGAACAGGATAATCAGTTTATTGCGCAGCTTGTACTGCCTGCCGATGTGGGCGGCTTTGTAGTCAGGGAGGTCGGGCTGTTGACCGATGCAGGCGAGCTTTATGCTGTAGCGAACTGTGCCGCGATCGAGAAGCCAGTAAGTGGTATCAGCGTTAAACTCCAGTTTAGACTCGCCGTGTCTGAAACGGCTGATATCGAGCTGAAGGTTTCAACGGGCGATGGGTTGTTTCTGCGACAGGATGCAAACCTGAGTGATGTGATGGATATAGTCAGGACACGGAAAAACCTTGGGCTGAAAGAGGCAGCTGTTCTGGATGTTGGGACAAAAGCTGGCACTGTGGCGGCAGGGGATGACGAACGCATTACCGGCGCTGTGCAGCGTGCTGGTGACGAAATGGCGGGATCTCTTGCTATCACTGACTCAACCGCACTCCGCTTAAAGCAGAAAGATGTGAGCACCCTTTTCCGCTTTGACGGTACAACGTTTTACCTGATGTTTACTAAAAAAGGTGATCCGAATGGCGGGTATAACAATTTACGTCCTTTTTATGTTGATGCAAATACCGGGGCTGTAACCTTAGGTAATGTAGTTAAGGCCCCTGCGGGAATTACTGCAAATTCAATTACGTCGAATACAAGTGTTTTCATCGAGAGTGACGACCGTCAGCATATTATTTTTCAAAATAAAGATGGCACCCCGAGAGCATATATTTATAAAGACCGTAATTCCGATCTTCGTCTTAATAACGGTAATGAGGGAGGCGGAGATTTTGTTATCTCCCGTACCGGTGACATCTTCTGGGGCCCGAATGGAGCGAGACTGAGCTATGACGGGAATCTCTACGGTTCTGTATGGGGCGGTTGGCTGTCAAACTGGCTAACTGGGCGGCTTGGGGCGAAGGCGGAAATTAACTGGGTGCAGTCAAATTTCATCACTGATGTCGCACTGGGTGCCGAGGGGTCATTCATCATTGCTAAAAATGCATGGCAGCGCGCGCCTGCTGGATGTGTCCTTACTGGTTACAACGCCGAGGGTAACGAACCTGTAAACGATACATTATTTTACCGCCCCATTCAGAAATATGTTCCGACTGTCGGCTGGATGGTCATTGGTCACACTGCATAGGACACATGGTATGGCATTAACACTTAAAAATTTAACGATTTACACACCTGAATATTACGCTCTAATGATTCAGGCGATTTATCTTCAAACAGAAGATGGTCTGGACTGGTATCTACATTTGACCCGCTTCCAGCCTGATACGCTGAAAATTTGTTTTGATGATAAAGGAGTAATCCGATCATACCATGCTGACGCGTCACGCCTTTATCCGTTGAATCTTTCGGTAACTGAGGTCAATACCGCCGATGTGCCGGATGACCTGAATATTTACGGTGAATGGATGTGGAACGGCGAAAAAATAATTCCGCGCGAGTTTACCCGGCAGGAAAAAATCGACCAGGCGGAAGCCCATCGTTCAGAATTGATCGCCGCTGCAGGGGAAAAAATTGCACCACTCCAGGATGCCAGCGATTTGGGTATTGCCACAAAAGTGGAGGCGGATCAACTGATGGCGTGGAAGTCCTATCGGGTGAAACTAAACCGCCTAGTGTTCACAAATGATCAGGAGATTAGCTGGCCGTCACCGCCAGAAACATAAATAGTTAGCTTCAAGCCTTTACCCGGCGGGCTTTATGTTGCTGCTGGCTCCTGTTATTGCACTATTTTGAAAATTTACAAACGCAATAATTCTAAAGCCAAGAGAAACTTAGAAACGAAACGGTGAAGCTTTGAACAGTCATGATAGAGCTTCTCTCTTGCGTGCATATCCAAATGAAACTACTGTATATAAAAACAGTATTCAGGGTGTGCAATATGGAATTTATCAGGCCTGCAGAACTGCGAGAAATAATCGCTCTCCCGCTTTTCAGTGACTTAGTGCAGTGTGGTTTCCCAAGCCCCGCGGCTGATTACGTTGAACAGCGCATCGACCTCAATGAGTTACTTGTTGCTCACCCGAGCTCAACATACTTCGTCAAAGCAGCGGGTGATTCAATGATCGAAGCCGGGATCAGCGACGGTGATTTGCTGGTGGTGGACAGTTCGCGCACGGCTGAGCACGGTGACATTGTCATTGCCGCGGTGGAAGGGGAATTCACTGTTAAGCGCCTGCAACTGCGCCCTACCGTGCAACTCAATCCTATGAACAGCGCTTACTCGCCAATCATCGTCGGCAGCGAGGACACGCTTGATGTGTTCGGTGTCGTGACTTTCATCGTTAAATCTGCGAGCTGAATATGTTTGCGCTCTGTGATGTGAATTCGTTTTATGCATCATGCGAGACGGTGTTTCGGCCCGATTTAAAAGGGCGACCAGTGGTTGTTCTTTCGAACAATGATGGCTGTGTAATAGCACGCAGCGCCGAGGCCAAAGCCGCTGGAATTGCTATGGGAGAGCCTTTCTTCAAGCAAAAGGACCTTTTCCGGCGCGCTGGCGTTGTCTGCTTCAGCAGCAACTATGAGCTGTATGCTGATATGTCGAACCGAGTAATGACGACGCTTGAGGAAATGAGCCCCCGAGTCGAAATTTACAGTATCGATGAAGCTTTTTGTGACCTGACGGGCGTTAGGAACTGCCGGGACCTGACTGACTTTGGCAAAGAGATCCGCGCTACAGTTCTGAAGCGAACGCACTTGACTGTCGGGGTTGGCATTGCCCAGACAAAGACATTGGCGAAGCTTGCCAATCACGCAGCGAAGAAATGGCAGCGCCAGACCGGCGGGGTAGTGGACCTGTCGAACATTGACCGTCAGCGGCGGTTACTGGCTATTGTACCTGTGGAGGATGTATGGGGTGTCGGCAGACGCATTAGCAAGAAGCTCAACGCTATGGGCATCAAAACGGCGCTGGACCTCTCTGAGCAGAGTACGTGGATTATCCGTAAACACTTTAACGTGGTACTCGAGCGAACGGTCAGAGAGCTGCGCGGCGAGCCTTGCCTTGATCTTGAAGAGTTTGCGCCGGCAAAGCAGGAAATCGTCTGCAGTCGTTCATTCGGCGAACGCGTCACAGAATATGAGCAGATGCGTCAGGCCATCTGCAGCTATGCGGCCCGCAGTGCTGAAAAGCTTCGTGGTGAGCACCAGTATTGCCGTTTTATTTCTGCATTCGTAAAAACCTCTCCCTTTGCACTTAATGAGCCATTTTACGGCAACAGTGCGTCGATAAAATTACTGGCACCTACGCAGGATTCCCGCGACATTATCAACGCCGCGGTAAAGTGCCTGGACAAAATCTGGAAGGATGGCCACCGATACCAGAAGGCAGGGATCATGCTTGGGGATTTTTTTAGCCAAGGGGTGGCCCAGCTCAACTTGTTCGACGAGAACGCGCCGCGTGCCGGAAGCGAAAAGTTGATGGAGGTGCTCGATCACCTGAATGCTAAAGACGGAAAAGGAACGCTCTACTTTGCCGGACAAGGCATTCAGCAGCAATGGCAGATGAAGCGTGAAATGCTTTCGCCACGGTACACTACAAGATATTCGGATCTTCTCAGGGTTAGATAAATTTTTGATGCAATGATCAGCTATGTGGACGGAGCGAATGTTGAGAGTCGGCTTACAAAAATCGGGTCCTGTCATCGTGCGAGTTGAAAATTGTAAATAAGATTAATACTATAAAGAGCTATAACTTAACACACGGCGATGGAAGCAATGGGCGAGTTTTCGAAATATGTAGGAGAGGTGGGAGAAGAGATCGTCAATGACTTTCTCAACCTCTTTGGCTGGAAAAACCTCTGTAATAACAAGGAGTTGGATTGCTGTGTTGGAGAGCATGATAAACAGACTCATGGAATAGATGCTCTGTTTGTCTACAATTCTATGCTTCAAAAACAATCATTAGTAAGTGTTGTCGTTTCAGCAAAGTACTCGTCAACCCCGTATAAAAAAGTTAAAAGCACATTTCGGTCACATTTTAAGGATTTGGCGCATACAATTGAATGCTATTCAAAATCGCAATTTAAAAGAACTATAACCAAAAAATTTCCGGGTAGTTCAAGAAAAGAAGATGTTGGTGTTTTGTTTTATTTAAATAATGACGAGAGTGAATCTAATGATAATATTAAAAGTGAAATCATCAATCATCGAATAGATTCTAACCTGAAATTTAATGCCATACATCTCATTGATAATTCAAGAGCGAAGTTTTTATACAACTCGATTAATTTTATCAAAAAGAAGCACGGGGAAATATCATTCTTCTGTCTTAATACTACTTTGAATGTTTCATCTTCTGTCAGGCATTCAAAGATAATGCCAGTTGAATATATAACTTCACCAATAATTCCAATCTCTGTGCCGGATGATAATGGAAGAAAGTTTATATTAATTTGCGATTTTAATTTTAGCAAAGAATCACTTGCGTTGGTCTATAAGTTAGCCAGAAAACTTTGCTCCGATTTCGCAAATCATTATGAAATTTATTTTAATAAATATAATAAGCTCACAGATTCACCTGCGGTTGCTGAAGTCAAAATGGCGCAGGGTTTTGATGATGACTTTGAAAATGCAATAGGAGATATCACATTGATTGTTGATACTTATAATAGCAATTTCAGGAGTGTATCTGATGAAAAATGATATTGATTTTATTCCATCGGGTGATGAATTAAAAAATTTAGTTAGCCAGCAAAATTGTAGTACTACTATGATTAACAATCTGCTTAGGGAGAGAGGTCTTTTTTGCGGCGCATCAGATAAATCATGCACAGTACCAAACTTAATTACGTCCCTTTTAAGTCCTGATGAGTCCTTTGAATTGTTAGACAGTATAAAAACAAAGGAAAAATTAGATAAAGTAAACTTCAGAAACTTCAATCTCAAGCAAGATGTTAATTTGCTTGAAGAGGTCAGTGGGTTTATTGATGCTAGTATGGTTATCAAGAATGGATATATCAATTATGAAATTACTGATTTTAGTGATTTTACTTCATTAGACGGTAAAAGTAATAATGCTGTAATTATGGAGTTTGAAATATGCAAAACGGATATTTTAGATGACTGGTATATAACGGAAAAATTTTTCAAAGGCTCTATTGAAGTAAAAAAAGATACTCATAACATAACTGACGCCCCACAACTTTTAATGAATGTTAAACTAAACCATACATCTCCAGAAACAAAAGAAATAGCAGAGAATGTTATGGCTGTAATAGAGGAGCATTTAGAAAAAAACAATATCATTGAAAACTCCCCTCATCGGGGAAGGGTTTTAATGAACGATTTTGAAAACGAGAATAGAGTTAAATTCTTAAATGAACTCGCCTCGCATCATACCGAATACTTGTTCTATCACCAAAAAATTGATGATGTTCATTTTAATCCTGACCATTCTACTGGGTATGAAAGTCAATCAGATGCTGTTACTAATTTTCTCGAAAAGGATATTGAGCAGTATAGAGTCAAAGGGAATTTGGAAAATATAATTTCTATCAAATGGAAACATATACATCCCTATGTAAAAGTTACCAAGGTTGTCGCAAGCTATACAATTAGCTACGAAAAGTATACTGGTGAATGCAAGGTTGCCTATGAATTTAGTGAGTACGGAAGGAAAATATCGGTAAACCCAGAGTTGTGTATTACCTTTATTAATATAAAGGTCAAAGGGGCATCTCCAACTAAAATACACGAGATTCAATCAAATATTATGCGCGAGATTGAACTACGGAAAGTAGAGTTACTTGCAAAATATAAAAAAATTACAGATGAAGAAGCTGAAGTAGATGCTGATGCTGATGCTGATGCTGATGCTGATGCTGATAGTGATGGTGATAAAGATACAGAATCTTGCGAGTGA